ATCGACCGTGCCAAGATGCGTTTGTATGATTGTGAACAGTCAGCACAGAATGACATTCTTGACAGTGGACAAGAAGAAGAGTATAATAATGAAGACGCCGACAAGTTTGTCAAGAAGTTTGCATCACTGAAATTCTAACTATGACCCAACCCGTTGATTTTGATCGTTACCTGCAGTTTGTAAATGCCGTTACATCGGAAGAAAGTAAAGACTACGAAAGTTTCATCGCTCGTCTTGAAGATCTCAAGAAAGAAGAGTTTCCTACCGAGCGACTGCTTACTGCTGCTGTAGGAATGTCTGCTGAAGCAGGTGAGTTTACTGAGGTTATCAAGAAGATGATCTTTCAGGGCAAACCTGTCAATGAAGAAAATCTGTTTCACCTGAAGCGTGAACTGGGTGATATCATGTGGTATGTCGCTCAAGCATGTATGGGTCTCAATGTTTCATTCAACGAGATTGTTGAAATGAATGTCGAGAAACTTCAAGCACGCTATCCTGGTGGTAGTTTTGATGTTCACTATTCTGAAAATCGTAAGGAGGGAGACCTGTGATTACAATTGAATTGGAATTATACCAAGCAGCAACAGTACGCGATGCGCTGTTCCGTTCTACAAAACAAGATAGTTATGAATTCCCATCACAGAGAACCGTTGCTATCAGAGAAGCAATTGTGAAACTCGATGAAGTAATCGAACAAGCAATTGGTGAAAGTGATGACCAGGGAACAGAGGAAGAATCCTGAGAACTATAAGTTTGGTGGATTCACAGTCACATCAACAAACCTTCTTATTTTGATTAGTGAACTTGAGGGTTCATACCAACAACTTAAGTATCTGGGATTCAAAGATGATATGGAAACCCTTGAAGAAATCAAGGGTCGATATTATAAACTGTATTTTAAAACTTCAAAAGAAGAGAAATTGAAAAATGAAACTACTAACACTTGAAGATTACGAAAAAGCAGGTGAATCGTTCTGGCCCAAGTATTGGTATGTTGCCAAAGAACTTGGTGAAGATGCCAAGGCAGAGGACATCATCAAAGTTCTTGAGTCTATCGGTACAGTTGCACTGAGAATCAAGATGGAAGAAAAAGAAGGACCTTTTGGATTTAACAAGAAAGCAGATGACGAAACAGAAAACGGAACAGAAGAAACCGACACTAGCGTCAACACTGGGTCCTAATCCCACTGTTGAAAAGGAAATCCCTGAAGATGTTGTCTGGATTGATGATGCTTTTTATATTAAAAAGACTCGATTTGGTTTGTATACCAGTGTCTTGAAAGATCCTCTTGGTTCTCATTTTCTTACTGGAGCAACTGAAGATGGAGTAGTTGAAATGTCACGATGGCATCTCAAGTGTCTTCAAGAGGGTACACTTGATAATTATACTCGTGTTGTGAATAGTGGAGTTGTTGGCGGAAAGTTATAAATAAAATATAACCGTTAAGAATTTCACAAAATGGACCTTAGGGAAGTTGCGGCAGCATATCAATCAATCTACCTCAAGGAAGAAGTGGTAGAAGAAACCACAGAAATCAACCTTTCTGAAGAAGAGATCTCATTAATTGTTGAAGAAGCAATTGATTCTCTCCTTGAGGAAGGTTTTTCCATTGAGGAAATTGAAGAATTCTCAGAAGAGATTGAAGAGTCTGTCCTCGCTGAAGCAGGTAGATTACATACTGCTTCCGCACAACAAGCAGGGTGGGCGGATGCAGATGCGAAACGAGTTGCTGGTAAAGTTAGAAGTGATGATGAAATCAGAAAAGAAAAGGGTGGACAAGCATTCCTTGATAGAATTGCCAAAGCAAAGGCAAAGATGAATAAAGAGGAAGTTGAGGTTGCCGAGGCAATGACTCCTAAGCAAAAGGAGATGCGTGCTAAGTTTAAGGCACAGCAAGCAAAAGATGATGCTGCAGTCACTGCAAGCAAGAATGCAGAACTGCGTAGACAGAAGGTAGAAGCAGCAAAAGATAAAGTAAAGTCTGCTGTCAAGGCAAAAGTAGATAGTGCAAAATCTAAAGCAAGAGATGCAGTAACAAAATATGTTGATGAACCAGCAAGAAAGTATGCTGAGAAAACAGGAGCAGTAAAATCTAAATCTGGCAAAACCTCTTTAGGTGGTGGTGAAGGTATTTCTTCTGTTAAATTTAAGCAGAGAACTCCTGAAGGAAGAAGAGAAGTCCGTAAGGCAGTTGCTAAGGATGTTGTAGATAGAGTAAAGTCAAAGGTAAAAGACAAAGCAAAGGCAGTTGTTGACGATACCAAGGAGACTGGAAAGGCAGCAGCAAAACTTGGTAAAGATGCAGCAGGTGCTGCTAAGGATACCGCAAAGGGAGTAGTCGGTGCAGTTAAGGATGCTGCTTCTGCTGCTAAGAGCAAAGTTAAGAGAGGAATCAGAACAGGTGCTCTTAAGTTGGCAAGAGCGATGAAGGAAGAAGGTGGTGAACTGGATTCATTCGACACCGTAATCACCTATCTGATAGATGAAGAAATTGCATCTACATTTGAAGAAGCAAATGCATTGATGACCAAACTGTCTGCTGAAACAATCAGCGAAATTCATGAGTCACAACTCAAGTATATTACTGAGATCTCTGCACAACTTGCTTTGACTGCATCACAGAAAGCAGATGAGGTTCGTCGTAAAGCAGCACTTGCTGGAGACAAAGAAACTGCTGCAAAGAAAGCACAGCAAGCATCACGCATCTACAAAGGTGTTGGACCTCGTAGAGCAAAGGAAAGAATGGAGAAAGGAGGATACTGATGGCAAAGGACAAGAAAGGAAAGGGTAGCGGTACAAAGGATGCTTGCTACCATAAGGTCAAGTCACGCTATTCCGTGTGGCCTTCTGCATATGCATCTGGTGCTCTGGTGAAGTGCCGCAAAGTTGGTGCAAAGAACTGGGGTAATAAGTCTGAATCTTTTGAGATTCAAGATGGTGTCGTTGAAGGCGCTATGCCAGAACCCATTGATCCTAAGAAGCATAGGGATGCATCTAAGCAATCAAAAATTAATAATATGAAGAGGTCTGATAATCCTAATGAAAGAAAGGTTGCCGAAAAGAAGTTGACTCCTGCTGCTAAAGTTGATACTCCAGTAACTCGTACAAACAAGATCAGAGAGTTTTCAAAGAATACAGAACCAACTCCTAAACCAAAAGGACCCAAACTGATGGGTGAAGGAAAGTATTCCAACTCTGAAACTTATGTAAAGGGTACAGCACCAGTTAGAGCAACTTATGGTGGTAAGACTGAATCTTTCCCCAAAGAGACTTATAAGAAGAAGACAAAGACAAAGACGGAAGAACTTAATATTGAGTTGGATGAGGCACCTTATCAAGTTTATGGTTCTCCCGATGGAAAGAAGGAGAAGAAAATCGGCAAACCTGTGAAGAGTAAAAAGTATGCTGCTGATAGAGCAGCAGAACTGGAAGATACCCATAAGAAGACTGGTGGCAAATATCGTTCTGAATATGTTGAAGAGGTAGAACAAATTGAAGAGAAGAAAAAATCTGGTGATCCTTGCTGGGTTGGATACAAGCAAGTTGGTATGAAGAAGAAAGGTGCCAAGATGGTTCCCAACTGTGTTCCTGAAGAGACTGAAGTTGAAGAGGGTTACAAACCCATTGATAAAGATAAAGAGAATAAAATGTATCGTCGTGCTGGAAACTTAGCACGTACATCTCTTTCTTCAAAAGGAAAGAAAAAGATAGACACTGCTAAAAAATCTGCAAAGATTGTTTCTGCGATCTCTTCACAAAAAGAGAATGAGCGTTTCGATAAGATGGCAGATATAAAAGCACGAGATAATTATACTGAAGAAGTTGTTCAATCAATTCTTGAGAAGTGCTGGGCAGGTTATGAGAAGAAGGGTATGAAGACCATGTTTGGTAAGAGATATCCAAACTGTGTCAAGAAGAAGGCAACCAGAAAAGAAGAGGTTGAAGTAAAGGAAAGTGACAGTGCATTTGAGTTTGTTAAAAATGAACTGATTAAAAAGCATGGTGCTGCTGCCATTGTCGGAACTCCTGAAAACAAAGCAGCGACTGCTAAGAGAAAAGCAGAAGCAGAAAAGAATAAGAAGAAACCAGCACCTGACACTAGAACAGATGCTCAGAAAATGACTGATGCAACTGGTCCTCGTCCTGGTTCTCGTTATAGAGGAGACTGATTGACAATTAATTT